ACCTGACGTTCACGCAGAGGCCGCATGAAGGCAAACGCACTCGCCAGGGGGCTGAACGCCACGTCCTTGCGAGCCTCCGTCACCATCTGCTCGACGAAGTAGACCTCTTGGCCCGTGTGGGCGATGAGATCGGCCTCACTGAGGTTCAGCAAACCAGTGGCCGGGTCGTACTCGGCCACCCCCTCGACCAGCTTGGCAGCGTCGAGGAAGGAAGCGACCCACAACACCTCGGCCTGATCGTAGTCACTCAGGACCTCTGAGCCGAAGCGAAGCTCGCCCGTGCTGATGAGGTACTCGATAGCCCCCGGCGGGAAGGGATCGGTGAACTGCGTGACTGCCGTGAGCCCGCTGCCAGGGGTGAACACCTCTGTCCCTAGCTGGATGAAGAACGCCTGATCCTCGTAGCGCGTGTGCTCAGGGTCGCTCTCCGTGGCCCCCGGCAGGAACAGCGAGTCATTGGCGATGGTGCCAAGCTCCTTCCGACCGAGACCGGTGAGGCTGGCGGTGTTCGTCGCCGTCGCGTGCTCAATGCCGAATCGGAGGCTGATCTCACGGCCTGACTGCAAGGCGTCCGTCATCACCGCCTGCAAGCGGTTCGCCGTCTGGGCTGCCGGGTCCGCCGGAGTTTCGCCAAGTGGGCTGAGGACCCGGATATGGAAAGGCTCCTCGGGGAGATGATTGAACTCCTCGAACAGGACATCGGCGACGATGGCGGGGTCGTACACCTCGTCGGTGAAACCCTTGTAGAGGTCCCACGAGGCGAATCGTTCACCGCTGCCCCAGAGGAAGGGAGGGGACACGATGAGGGTGGTGGGGCTCACCACCTGCTGGACGATGTAGCTTCCGGTCGCGTCCCCGGACGGGATCTTCAACCGATAGCCAGGCTCGATGCCCAGGTTCTCGAAGTTCTCGTCCCCCTGGAAGTCATTGATGAACACGTTGCTGCCAGCGCCCCACGAACCACGAGAGCCCGAAGCAACCAGACCCCCCACCTGTTCGGTGAGCAACGCGATCCCCGGGACGCCGCCGTTGATCAGCGTGTACTGATCGGTGGTCAGTCGCTGGAAGCTCCCCCCTTCCGAGACGAACAGGCCCATATCGGGGTCGGGTTGTGCCCCCAGCAATGAGTCCTCGATGACGTTGACCTGCCCCAAGGTGAGGTCTCGTCTCGGCTGCTCGATTGCCTGGATGGTGTTGCTCTCATCGAGCCAAGCGAAGTACCCCTCACCGAAACGGTAGAGAACATCCGTGGGGTTGTAGAGGTAGCGGTTGTCGATGGCAACGGTCGGCCCGTTCTGCACCAGCGTCGTGATCTGGAAGAACACGTTGTCGTCGTAGCCAGGGACGTCTTGCAGTGGTGGGTAGTCCAGGAGAACCAACGCCTGGGCCTGGATGCCCGAATCCGGAGACAGTTGCAGATCCTCGACGCGGTAGCGCTCCTGGAAGTCCGCGTAGGGCTCGCTACGGTCCAGGTTCAAGGGGCTGCGATTGAGGCCGAAGGTGAGGCCGCTGTCCGACAGCCAGTTGTCCTGCCCATCCACTGCACGCCAACCGGGAAGGATCCCAAGAGCTTCACACGCCGAGAGGTCCTTGACGTTGTTCTTGCCGAAGCCGATCTCGATGGAGGTCGCAGCCTGGAGGACAAGGTGACCCCCCGACTGTGAGACCGCGTTGGCTGGCAACACAGGCACGGTGTTGGCCTGGATGTCCGCCACGACCTCGTCGATGGAGAACGTTCCCGCCGTCGCTGTCCATTCATGCGCCGGGAGGACGCCATCGATCGCGAAGACAAGCGTCTCCCCCCCGTCGAAAGTGAACTCGTCTCGGATGCGGCCCACCACCCGAGCCGTGTTGGTATAGGTCGCCGGTCGGAACCACGCCTGCTGGAAGTACACCTCGTTGTTGGTGCCGAGGTCACGGATGGCCTTGAAGTTGAGCTTCACTGCCGAGCCGAGGGTGAGGTTCGTCAGCAACGTCGCTTCACGGGCGACCTTCGCCTTGCCCCCCTTCACCCCCAGGGAGAGCCCCGGGAGGTCCTCGGTGCGGGGAACCGTCAACAGGAACTCGACCGCCCCCTTGTAAGAGAACATGAAGGTGTCGCCGACGTACACGCTCTCGACACCCGGCGGGTAGAAGTAGACGTGCCGCACGAGCCCTGTCGTCTGATCGACAGAGTTGTTACCACCCGGCCGGACGCCTGGGACACTTGTGGCGATGCGAGGCTCGGCTCCTGTCCAGTCCGGCACATGCAAGATGCCCGAAGTCCCCAACCCGTTGGCCTCGAAGGGGTCCGCCACCGGGACGAACGCCTTGTCCTCGTCCCGGATGCCCACGATGGGGTCGCCGTCCTCGTCCTCCAGGGGCACAGGCTGCCGGAGGGGTTGTGGCTGCTCGTTGAGGGCCACCCCGTCAAAGTTGACCTGGGCACCGAGGTACTGCGGGTCGTAGAGGGGATTGTCCGGGTCCGCCTTCCCGACCAGGTCTTCGCTGAGCTTCAACTTGCCGGTGGACATCGACACCCCCACCTCCGTCACGGAGGGGGTCACAGTGTCGAGGTCCGTGTCGCTTTCCACGAGAATGGGCGTGAGGAAGCGCCTCGTCCCTACTCGGATGAAGACACGCTGACCGATGGTGGGTGGAGGTGTGATGAACAAGGGGTTGCGATCCGCATCGCGGAGAGCACCCACTCCCCCCGTCGCCTCGGCGTCAAAACTCCGGTGGGAGTACCACACCGTCTGGCCGGCGTACTCCTGGATGAACGAAGGGTTCCACTGGACCGCCCCGCTCGTCAGCCCAACCACACCCGCTTCGGGAGCCCCACTACTGGAGAAGGAGTAGCTCCCCACATCCCCGTCATCCACCACCAGCAGGCCGGAGAACGGAGCGACCAGTACATCGTTGTTCTCGGCAACAGGGAGGGAGCCGCTGTCGGGCACGCGACCCAGGCGCACCATCGCATAGCGATCCCCGTTGCCAGCCGTGCCGGGGAGATAGTCCCCCACACCCACCCCTGTCGGGCGGGGTGAGAGGACGTAGGTGCCGTCGAAGCTGAGAGGCCCAAGGTCCTTGACGGGCCCTCCCTTGTAGGGACGCCACTGTTGCCGGCCAGCATCCCAGCCGAAGCGCGTCTCGTAGGGGTCGTTCCGCGTCCACCAAAAGCGAGAAGCCGCGACCCAATACTCGACCTTCGTGACGCGGTCACCCCGTTCATTGGAGAAGGCCCCGTTGAAGTCCGCAACGAGCACGGGGCTGCTGACCTCGATGAGACCCGAGTCCGGGTCCACGCTCTTGAAGTCCACCGCGTCGATGGTCGTGACCGCCAACGTGCCCCCGTTGCGAACGCGGATCTCCTTGATAGCGGCGATGCTGTTGCCACCGTTGTCGGTGACGATGACCTTGTTCGTGCCGTCCTCGAAGTAGCCGGCCGACGCCGGGATCTTCTGGACCGGGTCCGTACCGATGGGAATCGTGCCGGTGCCGTCCTCGCTGAGCCAGTCGTCGTTCGAGGTGTCGATGCGAGCGATCTGCGAGGAGTTCGCAGCCCAGATCATGTACTCGGTCGTCCCCTCAACCGGGCTGTTGAGGATGGCCGTGCGGTAGTGATCGGCGTCGGCGTCCACCAGGTCAGGGGCGTAACCGTTGCTACTGGTCAGGTCGAACGTCGGGGGCAGCGGCTTGACGTCACGGACCACACCGCTCTGCGCCCGACCCGTCGTCGTCGCGTTGGCGTTGGCCGTCCGTGCGCCCCGGATGACGGAGCCCGAGAAATCGAATGCCATTCAGATCACCTGTCCGCTGCTGGTCCCCACCGAAGGTGTAGGACTCACACTGCCTGCAACCACGCCGATGCCCGTTCCCAGAAGAAGCTGTCCTGCCACGCCGATCGAGATCCCCCGGGCCACCGTAGAAGCCGCCGGCCCAGACCCTCCCAGGATGGGCACCAGCACCGCCATCAGTTGGGAGGCCAGAGTCGCAGCGTTGGCCACCGTAACCTTGGAGGCATCCGTCCCCACCCCGACACCCGCCGAAGGGCCGGTGTAGCCCCCCGTCGCCGTGAAAGCGGTCGAGATGGCGGAGGAGATCGCCGTGGCCACCCGGGACGACTGTGGGCCGGTGACCCCCGCTGCCAGGAAGCCTGCTTGCATCACCTGCGGGGCTGGCGGCACGATGAGCTTTCCGGTCACATTCCCGGCCCCCGCGGTGCCTGTCGTCACCCCTGTCAACCGCACGTTCGTCGGGGTCACCGTCCAGTTGTAGATCGCGGTGCTCAACGCCGCAGCAAACCTCGACATCGCCGTCCCTGTCAGCCCGAGGGCTGGGTCGATGACGCTGAACGCCGCCGTGAAGTTGGGAGGGCTGATCGGCACTAGGTCACCATCGGTCCGAGGACGTGCCCCGCGCTTCCCATGTTTCCATTGATGGGGGACGAGAGGGGTTGCCCGTTGAGGGGATCGATGTCCCCACCACTGACAATACCGCCGGCCGTGCCGTTGGCCCCGAGGGTCACCATCGTTCCGCTAACAAGAGCGGACCCGTTGCTACTCACCGTGACCGACGCAGAGCCCTTCAACGAAGCAGCCCCTGCCTTGGCCTCGATGTTCGCCACGCCGGCCGCCACGCTGACCTGGAAGCCGTCCGGTGAGAGGGTCGCCTCGTTCTGGAGGGAGCGAGCCTTCCACGTCCCCCCCTCCGTCTCGTAGGTCATGTCCCCCACCAGCATGGACGTGGTGTGGTTGCCGATGTTGAAGACTTCCTCGCGACTGCCCGTCTGGTAGGTCGCCTTGTCCACCGTCTGCGTTGTGGGAGCGATGGTCGAGAACGTCGTCTCCCGCAAGGGGTACGTCGAGGGGAGGTTGTCCTTCGGCCCGGAGAAGTTCTCGATCGCCTTGCCGGTGACGGAAAGCTCGTACTGCTTACCGCTGACCGCTACCCGATCTCCAGCACTCACCTGGACGTTGTTCGTTCCGTCAATGGTGACCTGCGACGCCGCCACCTTCGCCCGCTGCCCAGCCTGGACGTTGACCGAGGTGCCTCCCTCGATCTGCGTGGTGCTGTTGCCGCGGATCAGGACGCTCGGCTTATCGGCCGGGGAGCCCCCCTCCCCCGACGGAGAGATGGCCTGGGGGACCGTGTCGTCCTCGATCTGGCCACCCCCGTAGATGACAACACCTGCCGTCTCGGAACGGAAATCGAGGCCGTGGTTGTTCTTGTCCCCCTTCGAGGCGTGGTTGATACGGAAGGGCCCGTGGAACTGCAGGAACAGTTGACCGCCCAGAGCGATGCGGGCGTTCCCCGCTGTCGCCAGTTGCAGGCTGTCCTCTCCCTCGGGGCCTCCCAGGTAGGCCCGCAGTCTCCCATCCTTCGTAAAGGACGTCATCGAGCCGGAGCCCCAGCCCTCCATAGGGGGCCGGACACGGAGCAGCGATGCGGCCTGGGTCCGGGTATCCAGCCGCGGCGAGAGACGAGGGTTCGCCTCCACCACGTTGCTCTCCAGGTTCTTGAAGGTGAAGACATCCAGACCTAGTGGCAGCCCGTATTGCGTGCGCCCCGCTTCCGAGAAGGGATCATTCCCCACCACACTGCCCAACACCCACTCCATGAAGGGACGGTTGGGCGACATGTCCGTGGCCTTGGAGCCGTCCGGGGTATCGGGCAAACGGTCGGCGTCGAAGCCATCCGTCTCGTCCGTGACCGGCAACCTCCCATCTGAGGTGTGGGCCACCTCGACGCGGTACTCCGTCAACGTGGGAAGATCCGCCTCGTCAGCGACCGAGTTGGCGAAGTTCGGGCTGTAGGACACTCGGTACAGCGGTTTCCCCCCATAGACCGCCTCGGGCTCGTAACCGTCGGCCATGAAGCCCTGGCCATCCATGTAGAGGCCGCGGCGCAACAGGACGTAGGGATCGAGGTTGGCCCCCAAAGCGATGCCGGGAGAAGTGAGCCCTTCCCCGGTGGGGCGACGAGTCAGCAGTTCGGTGGGGGTGAGGGTGCCCGCTGCATAGAGGCTGTCGGGGAGGTCGTCGACCGGGATGGGGTCGCCGTTCTCGTCCACCTGCGTCGGCGAATCCCATGAGGAGCCATCCGAGACCATCTGCGTCTGCAACATGGCCGCGTCCCGCTGCACCATGCCGGCATAGACCCGAGCCCCCGCCATCGCATGGAACTGCTGGAGGGTCCGCAGCACGAGGGCCTGATCCTGGTCCCGCAGTCGGATCTCGTTCCCCCGACGGTTGGCGATCGTCACCCCCTCGTCGAGGAAGATGTCAGAGCCCTGAGCCGAGCTTGCGACGATGTTCCCTGGCCGCATGTGGGGGAGCTTGTGGCGTTGGCGCTGGTAGGCCCCCTCGATGAGAGCCGCGTTCTTCGGAGAGTAGTCCCACTCGCTATCCTCGAAGTCCTGCGTCGGCACCCAATCGTGACCAGTCCACACCCCGGGCACCGTCCAGGCCACGATGATCGGCAGCTTGGAGCCGACGGCATTCTGCCCCGCCCCGGTGCTCGACTGCGGAATCCAACCCACCACACAGACATCCCCTTGCCTGGGCATGGCACCGAAGAAGTGACGGGTGCCTGCCCCGGGGAACGTCATGGGGACCGGGACGTGTTGAAACTCCTGGGCCTCGCCACTGAGGGACCGCAGCGTGACCATGAACTCCTCGTAGTTGATCTCGACAACCTTGCAGAGCCCCAGGGCATAGGCGCTCGCCCCGAAGGACGGGTCCATCTGACGATGGGCGGCCTCCTTGCCGATGTCTCCTCGGATGGCACTGACCGAGACATCCCGGCCCATGGTGTCGTCAGGATGGGGCATCTCACGTCTCCTCGGTCGTGCTGGCGGCCTGCTGTGCAGCCCGCTCGGCATCCTGGGTCAGCGTCTCGTCCTTCAACTGTTGGAAGCTGTTTCGCACGCTGTCATCGAAGCGGTCGATGACTGCTTGAAACTCCTGGGCGGTGCTCGGCTGCCGGTTCTCCAGGGCCAGCCCACGCAACGCCGACTGCGACTGACGCCAGTCCGGCGTCTTCGACCCTTGCTCCAGTGTCTGGTAGACGGAGGGGATGTCGAGGATGGGCTCGCCCGAGGACGGGTCGAACTCCAGGTCCGCATAGGCTTCCGCCTTACCGATGTCCTGCTGAGCCGCGATGTCCACGAAATCCGTGCTGAACGCCGGCAACGAGACATCAGCCTCCGCCCCCCGGTACTCCGAGGCGTAGGGGAGGGTGTCCTTCGAGAAGCCGAGGTCGGCCAACGAATAGGCGCTGTTCTCGATGGGGATCTTCTGCGTCCCGTCCCGAACCTGGTCGGCAAACCAGTTCATGAGGTTCACTTCAAGCTGCCCACCCGACATCTTCCCGAGGCCAAGGTCCAGGATCTGTTGAGAGGACAACGTGCCGGTGATGGCCTCCATCATGTTGTTGTGGGCATCCGCCGCGTTGACCTCGACGGTGGTGCTCACCGGAGAGCCGCCCTCATTCATCGGGTCACCGTCCGCGTCCGTCTTCGTGATGGTGGCGGTCTGGGCGCCCTTGATCACCGTATCGACGTAGGCTTCCACCGTCTCGCGGTCGATGGCACTCAGGGGGTCCGTCTTCAGCAGTTGGTCGAAGGGGTTGTTCGCCACGATATCGACCCCACGACCGTAACGGTACGCCCCGATGACCGTGTAGCCCTTCTCATCGCTGACCGGGAAGACCGGGCTGTAGCCCTCAACGGTCTTCTTCTGCATCTCTGTCTTGGACTGCTGCTTGGGCTTCGGTTGGGGTACGAGGTGTGTCATCTGGGCTTCGACAACATCGACGGCCACGACAGCCCCATTGATCGTGTCCTGGTAGCCCTGCCAGAAAGCCGCCACCATCGAGCGGGCCACGGCCTCCAACACGGTTCGGAAGTGTTTGAGGTCGTTCCCTCCCGAGGTGTCGATGTTGTAACGAACCGCGATGTCCTCGAAGGTGTCCTGCGACGTGGCCTGCTGGCCGTAAGGGAAGTACGACGAAGGCATCGCGAAGTTAGGGACCCCGCCGGGGGTGGCTGTCGTCGTGCCGCCGTTCTTCAAAGTGTTGAGAGGGGGCAACAGATTATCCGTGACAAAAGTGCCAACTGCTGTGTCCATGTACTCGCTGAGATTGCGCGTGTACTTGGTCGCGATGAGCCCCCGCCAGTTGTTCCACACGTTGTTCTGGATTCGGTTCTTCGTGGGGCGTCGCTTGCGGACCACCGCCGGCACCGTGACCTCCTGCCACCTCGTCTCCGTGTGTCGCATGAAGGAGATGTTCTGGATCGCCCCGGTGGGCACGGCCTGGAGGTCGCCATAGGCGTCCTTGACGTAGATACCCCGCTTCACCGCCCCGTCCTGGAACTCCAACGCCGTCTCGGGTGCAATGATGCCGGCCTCGGGGGACACGGTGTCGCGAAGGAAGACCTCACCCCCCGTGGGGAGATCCCCCGTGCTCGCCTTGCTGCCATCCTCCACCACGGCCCCGGTGTCGTCGAAATCGAAAGCCACCCCCTGGTGCTCCTCGTCCGGGTGGGCCTGAGAGTAGTAGCGGAAGAAACCGGGGATCTGGTCACAGGTGTACCGTGACTTCTGATTCGCCAAGAGGCTGAGGTAGTTCGCGCTGCTGTTGGGGTTCTCCCACCCCGACAGGGCGCTTCCAGACAGCCAGTTCTCTCCCCACTCTGCCAGTTCCTGAAGGAAGTTGATGGCTTCGGTGCTGGCCGAGATCTGCTGGTCGTCGGGGCCGGTAACCGTCGCCGTATCGACCGTCTGGATGCCCTGCTGGAGGTTGGCCTTGTCGATCTCCGTGGACACCTCACCCACAGCCCGCAAGTCGATGGCCTGCCCCTCCTGGTAGACACCCGACCCACGCTCCTGCTCGGGGTCGCTGATGTACAGCGAGACCTTCTTCCCGCCGAAGAGGTCCCCTTGGTACTGGTAGTAGCCCTGGCTGTCTGGTCCGGTGATCTCGTTCCGCATCTGCACGGCGTAGTAGAGCAACGCCCGGAGAGACTGTGTGTCCGTCAGGTCGGTGAAGTCGGCTCCCGCGATGAGTTCGAGGGGGTTCACCCCCTGCGGGTCAAGCGCCATCACCACGTTCGGGAATCCGACCATGCGGGCGTTGTTCTCGTCGTCGAGTACCTGCAAGGGCTTCGGCGGGTACGCGAGATTCTCCAGGTGGATCGTGTCGAGGCCGCCGTTCATGTCGGCGGTGTCTCCGGGGGCGAAGAACTTGGCCCGCTTGCCGGTCAACTGGAGGCTGGTGGTGCAACGCCCCCCGACCTGGTAGCTGTGGGAGAAGCTCGGGACGTAGTAGAAGGCGTCCAGATACGGGATGTAGACGGGGTAGCCCGGCCGCATCTCCGGCCGCAACGGGATGTTGCAGCTTCCACTGCTCATCTCGATGTTCAACAGATCGAGCTTGTTGATGGCGGCGTAGAACATCCGGCGGGCGTCGTTGTAGTAGCTGATCTCCATGTCGCCAGGACGCCAGCCGAACTGCGCCACCAAACGGTAGTCCACGTAAAGACCGGAGGCTCCCCACTCACCCTCTGTGCCAGTCCCCTGGACATTCTCGAAGGTGTTTCCCTTGGCCGTGACGTAGGTGGCGATGGGTTCCTTCTCGGAGAAATTGATGTCGATGAGGTCGATGTCCTCGATGCGGTATACCCGGCTGGAGGACGTGTCCATGTTGTACATGTGCGGCTTGAAAACGAAATCACCGTCCATGTCCTGGAAGAACTCGAAGTTCGTCGCCTCACACACCTGCTGGGCAATGTCGAGCTTGCTCATGAACGCCGACTCGAACAGAGCCGGGGCGCCGAGGCTGCCGATGTCGTAGACGAAGGGCAACATCGAGAAGATGTTGAGTTCAACCTGGTCACCTTCCTCGAACAGCCCCGTCTGGCCCTCCCCCGCCGTCCCTGTCTGCTCCTGCTCAGCGGCTGCTTTCTCGTTGGTTGCCGTCTTGCGAGGGTCGAGGAGGTTCAACGCCTGGGCCGCAGACAGGATGTTGGTCGAGCCTTGATGTGCCCCGCCCTCCGAGGGGAACAATGCCTTTGCCTCATCCTTGCTGAGGCGTCCAAGGAACGCCGCCTGGGCCGAGTTGAACAACTGGCCGCTGATGCCATGGAGGCGCAGATTGTTCATCTGCGTCTGGAAGCGGCGACGCCAGTATTCGATGGCGATGGAGAACAGCGAGGCCCCCTGGTAGCTCGCCGCGATGTTCGTCTTCTGACTGAACGTGGACGACAATCCTGCCGCCGAACCGGCCGTGTCGTGCCACAGCGAGTAGATGATCTCGTAGGGTGTCTTGTTCGTGTACCAGTTGCCGGTGTAGCTCGTCTTCAGACCCGAGTTCGCGACCTTGACGCCTCGGGCGGCGGCACTCGTCGAGACCTTGTGGTACTGCCAGAAGTGGAGCATCGAGGCACAGTTCATCTGGGCCGTCTGGAAACCCCCCGAGTAGCTGAACGAAACATCCGTCACCACGCCGTGGAAGACGTGGTAGTAGGGGTAGGACAGCAGGTCGTCCCACACCTGTTTGCTGTGCCACCCACGTCCCTCGAACTCGTTGCTCCCGCTCAGAGCTTCGTCCACATTGAGGGTGTTGAAGGTCTCGAAGCTCCCCCCTGTTGCCCCCATGGCATCCTCGCCGAAGCATTCGACACCAATGGGGACGCGGCTGTCGGAGCTTTGGGAGCGCTCCAGGTCATGGCTCCACAGGTCGGTAAGCACGGCTGCAGAAGCCCCCTCGGCCTCGGCCTGGCGGATGGACTCCCCGAACTTCGTGTTCTGCATCTCCCAGATCATGCGCCGGGTGTTGGTGTCGACATCGAAGGCGTCGTAGGTAGACTCCGTCTCGGACGTCCCCGCAGCCTTCCCATTCTCGAAACCGGCCACCCCAGCCCCAGCCCCCTTGTCAGGGAGTAGCTGGAAAATCCCGAGGGCCCCTGTGGGCTGTCGCTCGTCCCCGCTGGAGTCCGTCCACGTCGTCTGCTGAACAGCATTCGGGTTCAGGCTGCTTTCTTGAATACCATTGGTGATGGCCGCCAGAGCGAGATTGTCGGAGTACCCCGCATTACGAATCGTCTGAGCGATCGTATTGGCCACCTGTTGCTGTGCCGGGGAGAGGCACGAGTTGGCGATGGTGTCTTCGAGATTCAGGGTCGACGTGGGCGTCTCGACACCCTCACCGTCCACTTGCTCGGTGTCCCCCTCACCCTCGAACTCCTCGAAAGTGACGTCAGGCTCCCCCTCCACGAACTGCCCCGTCTCGCTGTCGTACACCTCCACGTCATCCCCGGTTTCACGGAACAAGCCGCGGACCGGGAAATATCCCCGCATGTAGACATGGACTTCGAGGGCCGGGCGCAGGATGAACTGTGCATCCCGCACCACCGATTCAAGGAGGTGGACGGGGAGCGAAACAGAAACGTTGGCACTGTGGCCGCCGGGCTCGACGCTACCCTCCACGCTGACGCTGGTGATGTAGGGCTGGAGGTTCAGCCGGCTCTGCTCACCACGCAGGTTGGATCCCGGCACCGTAAGGTCACCGTTGATGTACACCAGGCAGTCCGGCGTGTACTGGACAAGCTGACGATTGTTCAGCCGCCAGGTGCCGATGTAGGGTCGTTGTTCGATTCCCATGCCCTACCTCCGACCCTCGATGAAGGTGTTGTAGGGGGGAACGGGCGTGGAGATGTCCTCCTCCACCACCACGGCCGGAGCCTCGAAACCACTATCGCTGGTGGGCAAATCGAGAGTCGATGTCCCTCCCCCGCCACCGGCCCCCACGCCCGTCGTCGCGTTCTGCGAGAAGGCCCCCGTGAAGTCCGGGAGTTGGGTGTTGAGGGTGCCGGTGAGGGTACTGCCGGCGAGGGGCACTGCCCCACTCGTTCCCGGGCCACCCCAATACCGGAAATTGCTGGGGCTCGGCGTCGGCGAGACCATCGGTTCGACTGCGTAGGTGCTTTCCCGATTGTCGAACATCATGACCACGGAGAAGTCGATGTCGAAGGTGAGGCCGCCGTTGGGGAGGGCCTGTTCGTAGCCCCAATTAAAGCTGTTGAGGTTACCGAAGTACGTCCAGCCGTCGTAGTCGATGGCGATGCAACCGACCATCAACATCGCGTTGGAGCGGCCGAGGGTGTCGTAGATGTACCCATTGTTCTTGTAGAAGTTGAACAGGGCCATGAGGTTCTGGAAGCTGGCGGAGTTCCGCTTGCTAGCAAACTGGACTCCCGAGGGGATCGTCCCCTCTCCCGTCGTGTTCGAGCCGTCCGTGTCAATGTACTCGAAGGCCCCGGCGTAGAAGGCCCCGATCTTCCCGTTGATCGTGAGCTTTGGCTGGTCCTCCCCCCACGCCTGGAAGATGTAGCCATGACGGGATCGTTCGCTGAACTGCTGGAGTTTGTTGTAAGCGATAGCGAAGGACTGCGGGTTGATCAGCAGGGTCAGGGGTGGCGTCTGGAGCAACGCCTCCAACTGGATGGCGATGTCCATGGCGGTGTCGTAGTCGGTGATGGCCGGCTCCCACGTCTCGTCGCTGTCCGGCTTCTTCGTGCTACGCCCCCCTGTCGTCACCACATCCTGCGTCTGCCCATTGACGTTGGTCGTCGTGATTGTCCCCGTGAGGTTGTCGCTGAAGCGACTTCCCTGGTAATCCACCCCATTGGCGAACGAGCTATTCGCCGACACGGCAGCGCTCACGATGCCCAGGTTGATGGGGACGAGGTTGCCATTCTCGTCCACAGCATTGGTCTCGGTCCCCGCCAGCAGGTCTGGGTTCTCCAGGTACAGGATGGGCGGAATCATCCGGAAGGTGAACGGCGACAGGGTGCGGAGCCATGCGTTGGACCCGTCGATGGGGCGCCCTTGCTGCTGTTCGTAGGCGATCTGCGTCTCGGGGCCTACGGTGAGGCCGTAGCTCACCGCCGGGACCACCTGGGCAGTGGTCGTGTACGTCGTCTGCTGGGTACTCCCCGCCACCGTGTCGAGTTGGTTGACGGGGTTGTTGTTACCCGATGAAACCTCGTTCGCCATCACTCCTCACAGCGTCGTTCGCAGCGTCCACGCCTCGTGGGAGACGGTGAACTCCGCGGAAAGGTCAAATTGGTAGGGCTTCTCCGCCGCCTCGGTGACGTTGAAGCTCTGGAACCAGCCGAAGTGGACACCCCCGTCGAACGAGACCTTGATGATCCCTTGAAACACGATCTGGCCCCGTGTGTCGTAGATGCTCCCGTTGCTGTGAAACAACGCCAGCATGTCGAGGTACTTGTCGTAGGCGATCGTCTCCCGCCGCGTCCCTCCCGTGTCGTATCCGTCTCCGGTGGGCCCAGGTCCTGTGATGTTGGAGAGACCTGTGTAGAGGCGCATGAAGCCGCCCGAGGCTTGCTCGAAGGACAGGCCCTGGACCCCTTCCCCCCAATGCTGCTCGACCCACCCACCCTTCGTCTGGATGCGCTCGATGACCTTGGTGTAGCTGAACTTGAAGGTGCTCGGATTGACATGCAAGACCATCTTGATGTCATTGGGCAGGAGACTCGTTTCGAGGTCTGTCGCGAGCACGTCGAGGACCACGGGGCGCACACCCTGGCCGTTGTACTCGTCCTCCGGCGACATGAACGCCGAGCGGAAAAGGGGAGTCTGCGTCGCCATCAGACCAAACGGGCCTCCTTCAACACCCTCTTCACCGTCTGGTAGACCTTCTGCTGGTCACCGCCGTAGATGTTGATCATGACGGTGCCCCCTCTCCCTCCTGTGAGACCCGCTGCCCCCGCTGCCACCGTGCCTGGGGTTGCACCGGCTCCCCTCCCCACGCCCACCACGTCGCCTGGGGAGAGGGCCCACGCCTTAGCCGCCCCACGGTCCGGGATATGAAGCACGGCGTCTTGGAGGACCCCCAGGGCTTTGAGGCTGGCGATGGTTTGTTCAGCACCCGCCCCCTCTTGGGCTTGGATCTTGGAGGTCAACTCGCGGCGGAAGGCTTCCTGGTCGGAGATAGACGCCTCGACCCCATACTGTTGTCGCAAGCTAATCAGGTACTGTTTCTCATCCCACACCAGGGCCTGTTGCAACAGACTGTCTGACTTCCTCGCACGCTCCGCACTCGCGTCCTCCACCTTCTGCATGAGTGCTGTGACGGGCTGCTGAAAGTCCGTCGGGTTGCTCATGATCTCCAGGGCAGCCGTCTGTTTCGCAAGCTCCTGTTCCTGGGCATCGAGCTTGTCCCATGTCTTGCCCTCGGCCTCAACGCGCTTCCGGGCCAGGTTTTCCCCTCGACCCAGGTAGGTCAACTTGTTGAACAGGGATCGCTGCTCCTCTGACATCCCCCCGGTGATCTCGTCAACCTGGGCCTGCATGGCAGCCTTCTGCTTGGCATTCATGCTGCCGACAGCCCCCATCCCCAGGCTGCCCCGGCCGTACTCGCGGGCAGCCTCTGTCGAGGCGATGTACTTCATCATCTCGGGGGCCATCTCTGTCATCTTCGAGACCTGTTGTTCCTGCTGGTCGAGGCTGTTCATTTCAGCCTCCATCAGGTGCTGCCGCTGTCGAAGCTCCTCAGCCCTCTCCAGATTCCCCTCCCTTTGGGCTTCCTGGATGTCCTGGTTGAGGTCGGTCATGGCTGCCGAGAGTTCGCGGCGTTCCTCCGCGATCTGTGTTAGCGCCTCTTGCTGGAACATCAGTTCCTCGCCGCCGAGGCTCTTTTCCTTCTTGAAGAAGGCGACGTACCAGCTAATCGACTTCCAGATCTCCTCCAACAGCTTCGCGATCACGTTCTCGGTCACATCGCTGAGAGACATCGTATTGGCCGCCACCTGGCGGGCGAGCTTCGTGTCCTCGCTGATGCTCTCCTCCGTGAGGTTGGCCAGGTCCTGGCTGGCCCCCAGAAGTTCACGAGCGTTGTTGACCTCCTTCTCCGTGCTCTCGTCGATGCGCTTGCCCGTTTCGTCCAAGCTCGCCGAGACGATCTCGCCGTTGCGGTTGATGTAGGCCCCGAACTGCTTGACCGACTCGATCTGGTAGCGTTCCCACGCCTCGCTGTTGCCGGCAAGCTCCGCCGCCAGTGCCGCCTTCCACTCCGTTCGACTCATCTGCGAGTTCAGGGCTTCCCATGACCCCTGCATCGCCCGATCGATCTGGCGTAGTTCCATGAACTGCTTGTGAGACATCCCGAGCATCCCCTCGACCGCGGCAAGCTGCGTGGCGTCGTTGATGTTCTGGATGTTGCCGAAGTTGCGCTCGATCTGGGCCAGTTCCATCAGGAGCTTGCCCTGCGGACCCATGTAGTCCATGGCGATCATCATCTCGCCCATCGAGCCGGCGGCGCCCTTCTCGACATCAAGCAAGTTGCTCATCTGCCGGCCCAGGTTCTCGTCATGCTTATTGATGCGGCCCAGCAGCGTCAGTTGCTCCTGTTGGTCGAGCCCCTGTAGGGTGCGGAGCAACTCGTCACCGGCCCTCTGGCGCTCCTCGATGGAGGCCCCCTTCCGAAGACCCTGGAGAATGTCCTCTCCGATGACAGCACCCACGTTGGCGAACTCGGCCTGGATCGCCTGGGGGTCCATCACACCCCGCAGTTTGATGATGAAGTCCTCACTCGTCTTCCGGGCCTCGTCTGCCAGCAGCTTCCTCGTTGTGTCACCCCCCGTGAGCATGATGCGCTTGATCTTGTCGGTGGCCGACTCCTCGATGTAGCCGCCCGCCAGGGATTTGAAGAACTCGCCGCCAGCCTTGGTCCCAAGGATCTTCCCCAGACGCAGCAACAGACCCGCCGATTCTTCGAGTCGCACGTTGTACATGCTCATGCCAGAGGTGGCTTCGAGGATGGTCGAGTAGAAACGCTTGACGCCGAACCCAGAGAGGCCCGCCACCTTGGCGATGGCCGAGAACCGCATCTCGACGCCTTCGAGGGTCATCCCAAGCTGCTCGATGTACTCAGCCATCGATTGGGCGATGGCGTCGGTAGACTGCCCAAAGAGGCGGGCGTAGGTCACCGCCCCCTGAACGGCCTTGCGGTACTTCTCGACGCTGTTGCCGATACCCTCGACATACTTGTTGATCTCCTGGAAGGTCAGTCCAGCCTCCTGGAAGGCCCCCATCGTCTTGATGAAGTCCTCGGGCTTCAACCCGTATTTGAGATTGAACGCCACACTCTGCGAGGCATCCCGGACCGAATCCAGGGACTGTTTTAGGTCACCTCCCGCCGCCGCCGCCACATCCAATGCAGAGGCCCCTTCGAGAATCGCTTTGTTCAACTTGGTCGCGTGGTCCCACGCCTTCATGAGAAGGGCGACGAGCCCCGCGATCACACCTACCGAAGCGGCGATAGCCCCGGCAGCCGCCCCCATCGACGACACAGCGGAGCCCATCTTACTGACCATCGGGCCCATCTTGCCCATGGCCTTCTGCATCGCCTTGGCATCGGGCATCCCGCCCTTCTTGCCCATCGTGGCACCAGCAGCCTCCATGCGACCGCCGAGGCCGCCCAGGAATCCGGCGAAGTCCTTGGATTGAAGCTGCTGCATCGCCCCGCCGATACTCTCGGCGCGGCCCTTCACAGTCTCAGCGACACCCGCCTTCTCCAGCTTCTTCTCCTGTTCCAGGAAATCCATGCGACGGTCGGACACCCGATCGAGGGCAGCAAGCTCCGTCTCCGCACGCTCCGCGGCCTCGGC